GGCAGATCAGATTCAATACTGCCAGTGCTAGATTAGAAGTATTCAATAACGGAATTTGGGCAGGTTAATAGTAGAAGATGGGGACGTCCCCGACTTGACATTATATCAAAATAGGATTAGAATATGCGATAAGTGTGAGTACAAATCGCCTATTGGTATCTGTACTAAATGTAACTGTGTACTTGCAGTAAAGGCACGCTTTCCAATATTCCACTGCCCTATCAATAAATGGTAATGAGTCCCTTTGCTTCCCAGATGGGTGGCGAACCAGTAATCACAAAGGTAACACATCACAAGAACTTTATTAGTGAGTTTGAAACAAATCTAGATTGTCAACAGATCATTGACTATTATCACTACATTGCAGATAATGGTTTGACTATCAAGAGACACGCAGAGAAAGGTGCTGCTGATTCTCAAATCTTTATGCATGAGTTACCAGTAGAATACTTTCATGATAATCTATCACGCTCAGTCTTTCAACGTTGGAACTATGTTACTGACCAAGCACTACGAGAGTATGTGCTGAAGTATGACATCTTAACTGGACGTAGGTTTCAACACACCATGGCAAAACTTCAAAAGACAGAGCCAGGGCAGGGTTATCATGCATGGCACTATGAAGCAACACCCTCTGCACCATATCGTAAGTTAGCAACTATGATCTATCTGAACGATGGGTTTGAAGGTGGTGAAACAGAATTCTTATATCAACATTGCAGGATCACTCCTAAGGCAGGTAAGTTTGTTATCTTCCCTTGTGACTGGGCATGGACACACAGAGGTAATCCTCCCCTAAATAAAGATAAGTACATTGTTACTGCATGGGTAGAGGAGTATCCAACCCCAGGTCAATAAATAGAAGAAAACGCTTAATAGAATGAGCAACTTAACTGTCGGTAGTCTAGGTGGCATACCTGCATCACTGAATCAAATAACTGTTCCTGCAGGTCATACGTTACAGATTGACGGTAATGTATATCATGATGGCACTGGTGCTTTGCGTCTACCTACAGGTACAACTGGACAAAGACCAAATAGTCCACAGGCAGGATATATCAGATATAATACAACTGATCAGGCAGTAGAAGTTTATAGTGGTAGTACTTGGGTTCAATATGTTGGAGAGAATGGTACATCTAATGCACCATTTACTTCAATGGCAAACCTATCAAGTAATGACCCTGGATCTGGATATTGGTATATTAGGTTTGATGGTTCAAACACTGAGGAAGTTTACGCATATAAAGATAGTAATGGTAAGTATTGGGTGATGGTTGCATCTATCACAGATAATACTTCACATGGTAGTTACACAGGTGGTTCGGATCACTGGTATGGTAACTGGACAACTACATCAACTACTGGTAATGCAAGGAATGCAATGGGATCTGACTTCAAGTCAAATCACTACAGAGGTTGGAACGCAAATGATGTATTGATTATGCAAGGGTTTGCTACATCTGGTACACCTTATGATACATCAACAGATGTTGGATACATTAATGGTTGCTTTACCTCTAGAGGTGGTAACATGTATAATATGTTCCGTGATTACATCTCTCTGAACAACCATAGTAATATCGGTGGTACACAGATTAGCGGGATGCAGTTTTTAAAAGGATCTGCACAGGCATCGGATAATAGATATAGACCTAGTAGTAGAGGTGAACTTAATCCAAATAATGTTTGGCACGTTTCACCTGCAAACTGCGAAAACTATACTTTTAGTATGATTAACGGACTTGGTTGTTCATCAAATGGATGTAACGTTGAACACCATGCTTGGGTAGGACAGACAGGTAACAACTACTCAAACCAAAACTTCCCAGAACCTAACTGGTCTGGTAGTTGGGGGATAAATAATCCTGGCTCCCAGAATCATATGTACTGGTTATTCTTCTACGCATAAGACATGAGTACCTTAAACGTTAACACGCTACACGCATCCTCGATGAATAACTTCGAGATCAACTTCGATGATGGAGAGTCGTTGGTTGTTGCAGGTACATGTTTAGCAACTGCTCTGAATAATTTTAGTTTACCCTCAGGAACTACAGCACAAAGACCTGCAAGTCCCTCTGTAGGCATGATAAGATTCAATACAGAGTTACTACAAGTAGAAGTTTGGAATGGTAGTGCATGGACACAAGTAATCAAAGCATCCTCAGGTGGTAATGATGGTGGAACCCCTGCATCAGCAGCATCTAGTGTTCAAGAACTCATGGATGCAGGTGTTGCTTCAGATGGTAACTATTATTTGAACTTAGATGGTACAACTAGACGCTATTTTGTTCCTGTTAATAGTCATCCTTATTATATTCTTATAGGTAACTGGGGTGGTGGCGGTGCTGCATTCTTTAGTAATGCATCATCACTATCAGGACAGAACTTGAATGATACGGGAGACTCAACTCCTACGGGTAACTTTACATCTAACTCTACATGGGGTTATTACAGAAACGTAGGTGGTTCTGATTACAGATATGCAACCTTTAGTAATAGAGGTGTATCATATCGTTATGTGAAGATGAGATTTAATCTCTATAATTATTATTCTAATGATGGTGTTAATGGACGCAACTTCCTAAATATTTCATCAGGAGTTGGTGATGGTCTAACGATCATGCGTAACAACTCAGGTGCAGGAGACGGTCAGCACATTTTCACATATTATACTGCTATCTCTAACAATGATGGTAACTCATGCCCATCAACAGCAGGAATGCAACCAACTCACGTTGCAGGTGGTAACAACCCAGGTGGTTTCATGGGTAACAGATATACTTGTTTCTCTAGATCTGGAAACAGTTATACTTCAGAATATGTGAGAAACTTTACAGTACAGCCAGGAGATAACTCTGGTGGTACTGGACCGAACGTATTTAATGGTGATGCATGGTTCACCGTTGATCTTGGCACATCATACTCAGATGATATGCACGTTGTTATTCACTCAGACCAAGACAGTGGAAACGAGGATACATACCTTAAGAGAGGTTGTGTACTTGTTCGACCTGCATAAATAATACGAAGGAGTAAAAACTACACATGTCTCAGTTAAATGTTGATAAAGTTGTATCCCTAACAGGGGGAGCAGGAACCGCTGAGTTCCAACTGGAGGCGTCTGGAAACTTTAACTTTGACTCTGGTACTCTGTATGTTGATTCTACTAACAATAGAATTGGTATTAATGATGCATCACCTAGTTTTACGTTAGATATCGCAGGTACAGATGCTATCAAAGTTCCTACAGGAACTACTGCTCAAAGACCTGGGGCACCAGTAGAAGGACTATTCAGATATAACAGCACAGATAGAACCTTTGAAGGATACTCATACGATCAAGATGCAGGTGCAGTTCAATGGGGTCCGATTGCAGGTGCAGGTGGTGGTGGAATCCCTGATCAGTCTACAAACAGATATTCAGCATCATACACAGTTGGAGCATTATTAAGATCAGACGGAACTAACGCATACTGGTCATTCGATGGAGAGAATGATACAGGATGGTCAACAGCAAGAATTTGGACACACGGATATGTTGGTGGTGGATACCAAAATGGTTCTCCTTGGAGAAACGTAAACAGAACGGTACACTCTACAGATACATCAACAAACTTAGGAGATATTTTAGACAGATCAGGTGCTTACATGTCAGGATCATGGCATGATACTAGGCACTTCTTTCACTCTATGGAGAACACATATAGAGGTTCTTCAAACTATACTAATGCAATGTCAATGTCAACCGAGTCTGGTGTAAGTCATCAGTCACAGTGGAACATGACGGTGAACAGAGGTTCAATGGGATCTCACCAAGATCATGTGTTTGCAGGTGGATACTCTTACCTATATGGTGGTGGTAACTCAAGAACTGACGTGTTCAACTTGAAGACTGAAACTATGAGAACCTCAGGTTTCCCACCAAACTATGATGATGGTGGCGATGACCCTACATGGGGTGGACATGGTAGACTCTACGGTTGGGTCAAGAGATCAGGAACTAGAAGAGGTCAGTTCTTTAAGACTGAATCTTGGGTTTCATGGGAACATGGGCCAGGTGGTGATGGTTGGAAAAAGATTCTTCCTACTATGTTAGGACATATGTACGTTGGTACAGGAAACAACAACCAGAACGGAAACCAGAAGTGTAGTGACCTTACTGGTATTCAAGTCAGAGGTCTTAACTTCGGTAACATGGGTGAGGAAAACTTTGAAATGGGTATGAGAAAAGGTTATTGCTTAGGTAACTATAATGGTTCCCAGAACAATAACACATTCAAAGTGAACTATAATAGTGATAGTTACAACAACTTAGGTGGTAGTTCACCACCAACAGGACATGGTGGCATGTCTTCCGCACACTGCTCTTCTTCCAGTTCTGTATCTGGACAGGGCAACTACGACTACGGTACTAACATCCCTAACTACTAATGAGCAGCACAAACTTAAATGACATCATCGTAATTGATGTTGAGAAATTCCCAAAGGTGGGCGAGTGGGGTATCCAAGTTGGTACTCACCTAGGTCTAGAGGTATATCATCTTGCAGATGAGTTTTACAAATATATTCCACAAGACGTCACATATCTTAGATTCCCTAGTAAAGAAGGAGTCTTAGGAGAGAAGTACTGGGGAGAAATCAGACATGAAAAATCAACCTATGGTGTAAACGAGGAAGGAACTACAAATAAAGAGAAAGAAGTTATTCCAGATACTACATTCTCCGAGTATGTTATACCCTTTATGAAAAAGGTTATGACTATGAGTGTGCAGGAGATCTTTGAGCATAGACTCAACATCCTTAAGACTGACTTCTCTACACTTGAACAAGAAACATGGACAGATCAGTTATGTGAGGCAACCGCATATATTGCTGATAATGACTTCGAGACAAAACTTATACATAAGTTAGCAGAGGTCAGGGACTTGACAACTTTGCAGTTTGCAACTAAAATAGTTGACAAGCAGTCTGAGTTCTCAACTAAACTCTATGACCTAGCAGTTGCTGAACAAAAAATGATCCATACTATTACTGGATGTACTAATGTTCGTGAACTGAATGTTGTTTTAGAAGATTATTTCTCTGAAGCAATGTCAAATGCACAATGTCTTGAATATGGAAGATGCACAACCAATGAAGAAACAGGAAACATCGAACGAAAAGAACCTTTCGACTACTCAGGCGGAATCAAGTTCTGATTATGGCGACTATAGAGTCGCAGATGTATTAAAAGAACTCGAAAATATTGACCCTTGGCATACAGACCAAACTTCCGAGAAGTTAATGGCATGGTCTGAGCAGCAACACTTTGGTCAGACCGAGTTCCAAAACAAGTATTACGTTGTTAACAGTCAGGTCACACCTTACAGGCAGATCAGACAGGCAATGATGGAGATCCAAGGTAGGACTAACTCTCTATCTAAAAGTACTATTCAACTCAAGCGATGTATGAATGACATTGCTAGGGTTAAACATGACATGAATGACCCGCTAAGGGATGAGTTTGAGAAGCAAGATAAGCAATATGAACTAGAGTTGTTGTATCTTGACAGGCAGATCTGGATTAACAAGATCAAGCAATGTAAAGAAGAACTCGATGGTCTCTTTAATATCATTAAGGAGAAAGCAGGAACTGAAGATCCTGTAGAGATCACAAACATTCTAGAGGACAAAGCACTAGAGGAAGTTGAAGAGCATAAGTACTGGATTGCTCGTATGGGTAAACAGTCTGCTATTGACTTATTGACTACTGGTAGAGTTCAAGCAGGTAACTTGGAATCTATCTTACAAATGAACCCAGAAGATCAGGCAGCATGTCTAGATCTCGCAATGACTTATTCTACTGCTGTTAATCGCTCAGTGGGCGGTATCAAAGCAGCAGCAGAAGATAGAGTCGATAAAATGATGGAAGGTAAACCACCTCAACTATTTGATACAGCAGGAGTTCTCTCTGATTATGCACACAACAACCTCCAAGAACGTCTTCAGTCTACCGATAAACCCGAAACTGAGTCCTGAGTTTCTTGAAGAGGAGTTTATTCCATTCCTGTTACGCAACGGACATGTAATATACGACTTATATTTTACAACACGAATGCCCCCATTCATGCAAGATGCTATGGGGGATGTTTTTCGTACCAATGCTGATGCTCAGGGGTCAGCACAGAACGCATTATATGTGTCAGAAAAGACTGGTATTCCTTTATCAGCAACCTTTAATAATATATGGGTTAGACCAGATC